GATATGCTCACAATGGCCTGTCTGCTCGATGCGGTCGCCAAATTACGCCTCAACGCCGTGCCGGAAATTGACGGTGTCTACAATTGCTATCTTGATCCCGTGTCGGCGCGCCAATTGTTCGCAGACCCAGATTTCAAGCAATTGTTCCAGGGCGCCACGGCAGCCAATCAGGTATTCCGTCAGGGGATGACCAACGATTTCCTTGGCTTGCGGTTCATTCCTACGACTGAAGCGTTCGTACAGCCTCATCCGACACTAGCCGGCCTCCTCATCCGCCGCCCCATCATCTGCGGTCAGGGTGCGTTGATCGAAGGAGATTTCGCGGGCATGTCCGCCGAGGACATTGTCCCGAAAGACTCGATCGTTGCCGTCGTGGACGATGTGGCAATGGTGACGCGAGAGCCGGTCGACCGACTGCAGCAGATCATCGCGCAGTCCTGGTACTGGATTGGTGGATTCTGTGCGCCTTCGGACACCACGACCAACCCAGCGACAGTTCCTACCGCCACAAACGCTGCATTCAAGCGGGCGGTCATGGTCGAGCACGTCGGCTAGACAGGACAAAGGACAGAACAGGTCATGGCTGTCGGTTCTATCACCCCGTTCCGTCCAACCGGAACAGCTTCGCTTAGCGCAGGCACATCCTCCGGAGCAGTATTGTTGGTCGGTGGGGGCGACTCTGTCGTGGTGACCAACACGACAGCCTCTCTCGCCTACGTTCGCTTCGGTGCAGATCCATCGGTGTCGGCCATGATCGCCGATATGCCGGTGTTGGCAAACTCGCGGGTCATGCTGTCTGTGAACGGTTTGGTCAGCCACGCCGCGGCGGTGCTGGCCACGGGCAGCGGAGTCGTTCTCTTCACTCGTGGCGACGGGTCTTATGTCTGATGACATTCACGGATTCCGAGAAGACCGATATCCGTCGGTTCTGCGGCTATCCAGCCTATGGCGCGGCACCGAACGGAATGCAGACTTGGCGGTTCTATCAGGCCTACGGTCTGCTGGAATTTCGCATGAACAACTTGTCTGATGCCGAGGGTGCGGTCGTCCGGCGGTATATTGGGACGCTCACCGTGCTGGAACATGCCGTACCACGCAGCGGAGATAATCTTGATACGGACCAGGCTGCTGTGTGGACGCACAATCGCGACGAACTGCGCGATCGGACCGGTCTATTCGATGATTGGCGCCGCCGCCTATGCGGCTTTTTCGGCATTCCCAGCGGGCCGGCGCTCGCTGACGGCGGCATCTACTTGGTGGTCTAGCAATGCAACCAGCAGAGCTGCAGGACCGCATCCATAGAGGCTTGAATGCAGCGGCTCGCGCCATTGGGGGCGATACCGATGCCTATCGGCCCTCGGATATTGCCGAACCATTGGCCCGGCGGAACCGTTTTCTCCGCCTGCGCGCCGCATTCACCGCGCAGGATGGTAAGTTCCAGCGCCCCAATGGATATGGCGATGCACTGTGGCATGGGGTGTTTGATGCTGCCTACACACGAGTGGGCGACTACCTGGTGCAGGGAGATGTGGTCTGGTTCATAGCCGCCCAGCAACGGCTGTTGCCGATCCTGTGTGTGCAGGCCAACCGGGTTGTGTCATTCTGGCGCCCAGCTGCCCCGGCGAATACCGGCGTGAATACCTATGGTGGTGTTACCACCGCCACCAATGCGCCTCTGCTGATAAATTGGCCGGCGAGCGTACTTGGTGCATCAGGTAGAGGCCGCGCTGATTCAGGTCTTCAGAGTGATAGTTCCAGCCCTTTTTGGACTGTGATGCTGCCGGCTTTGCCCGGCGTAGTCCTGCGCCCGTCTGATCTTATGACCGACGACCTGGGACGCAATGCGGTCATTGACGGAACTGAACTGACAGATCTCGGTTGGCGCATCGCCGTAAAGCAGGCGACCACCTGATGGCAGACCAATCTGACGTGGAGGACGCCCTCGTCAAAGCGGCCTCGGCAGCCCTTTATCCGAACGGGACTGGCGAAACCAGCGTACCCGGACCGGATTGCCGCATCTATCGTGGCTGGCCGCATCCAACAGCATTGAACGCAGATTTAGCGGCCGGAAAGATCAATGTCACAGTCTATCCAGGCAGCGGCGAGGGCCGCACCACTACCCGTTTCGCGGAGCAATGGGTGGGCTCGCCTGCGACGCCAACTCTGACCGTCGTGGTGAGCGGCACGTCCGTGAGATTCGGCGGCAGCGCAGACGTCGGTCAGATCGCCGGCATTCTCGTCGATAGCGATAGCTACGCCTATCGGACACAGGTGGGCGATACACCAGTACTGGTAGCTGCCAGTCTGGCATCAATGGCTCGCAGCCAATCGATCGTTCTCCTGACAGACAGCACACTGACAATCGCCGGCGCCGGTGAACTGCTGGCCCGTGTTGTTTCCGATGCCTCAGTTCAGCAAGAAGTACGGCGTCAGGAGCAGAACTTTCGCATCACCTGCTGGTGTCCTGATCCAGGGACGCGAGACGCCGTAGCAGCCGCGATCGACCTGTCGTTTAGCAGCATGAGCTTCATCATGCTGGCAGACGCAACGAGTGGCAAGTTGAACTACGTCGGCACGACGGTGTTTGATCAATCACAGAATGCCAGCCTATACCGCCGGGACCTGACATATAGCGTTGAATACGCCACTACATTGTCAAGCTCCAAACCCGCCATGCTGTTCGGCAATCTGGGGCTGAACGCTTCGCGCTTCATTGCCTGATCACTGGAGATTCCATGGATATGCATCTGGTCGTGGTGAGGTCATTTGACGGTCTCGCACGTGGCGACATTGTGACTGACGCCGTTCGCATCGCGGAAATTCTGGACAGCGAGCATGCTCGCTGCGTCGTGCGCGTGGTCACGCCTCCGAACAAGGGAGCCTAAGTCACATGCCGATAGTTCAGCAGGGCAGTATCAACACGACAGCTCTCGTCGTACCTGATCTCTATGTTCAAATAGTACCTCCACAGAACCTCGTGCTGAACGGGGTGCCAACCAACGTGGTCGGCATCGTCGGTACTGCGTCGTGGGGACCGGTTGGCCAGCCGGTGATCGTGGCGACCATGGCGGACTATGCAACGAGTTTCGGGCCAATTATCGCGCGGAAGTACGATATGGGTACGCAAATCGCTACAGCGGTGCAGCAGGGTGCCCAGAATTTCCGCTGCGTCAGGGTCGCCGATAATACCGACACAGCAGCGCAGGCCCTCATACCTGGCACCACTGTAACCTTCACCGCGCTTCATACGGGATCCCTCGGCAATCAGGTCATTTTGACACTGACGTCAGGATCCAAGGCGAACACCTCCCGTTTGACCGTCACACTACCTGGCTTGCAGCCAGAACTTTACGACAATATCGCAGGGGCCGGCGCGTTATTCTGGACAACCTTGGCCAACGCCGTGAACAACGGCCAGGGACCGCAGCGCGGACCCTCACAACTGATTGTCGCCAGTGCCGGCGGCGCTACAATCGCACCTGTCCAATTCTCGATGTCGTTGGGTTCGAGTACCGCCGGGTCAGACGGCGCAAGCAGCGTCACGGTCAACGAACTCGTCGGATCTGATATCCCACCACGCTCCGGGATGTATGCACTACGCGGTCAGGGCTGCGGTATCGCACTGTTGGCGGACGCCGATGATCCGAATTACTGGACCACACAAGCCGAATTTGGCCTCGAGGAAGGCATCTATATGATCCTTACCGGCCCGGCTGGCGATACAGTTCAGAATGCTGTTTCCGTCAAACAGCAGGCGGGACTCGACAGCTACGCCGCCAAGTTCATGTTCGGCGACTGGCTGTGGTGGGCGGACCAGGTTAACCGCACAATTCGGTTGGTATCGCCCCAGGGCTTCGCGGCCGGCCGACTAGCCAACCTTTCACCGGAGCAATCGAGCCTGAACAAGCAGCTGTACAGCGTCGTCGGTAGCCAAAAGTCGGGGACACCCGGTTCCGGTCAAAGCACCTCGTATTCTGCCGCCGATTTGGCCGTGCTGTTGGGCGCCGGCATCGATGTAATCTGCAACCCCCAACCTGCCGGGAGCTTCTGGGGCGTACGTGGTGGTCACAACTCCTCGTCCAATGCGGCGGTCAACGGTGACAACTATACCCGCCTCACCAATTTTATTGCAGCGACCTTGGCGGCAGGAATGGGGCTGTATGTTGGTCAGGTAATCACCTCCTCCTTGTTCCTTCGGATACGCTCTACCCAACTGTCGTTCCTACAGAACATGCTTGGACAAGGGCTACTTGGGAGCACCGATGGAAGTCTGCCGTTCAGCGTGATCTGCGACACCACAAACAATCCCTCCAGCCGGACCAGTCTCGGCTACGTACAATCAGACGCTCAGGTTCAATACCAGGCAATCAACGAGAAATTCATCGTCAATATGGAAGGCGGCCAGACCGTGCAGGTGTCCCGCCAGACTCTGCCAAGCGGGCAGGCAGCGTAGGGGGTATACCGAATGTCACTTAGCATGTTCTCCGTGGGACGCGACACACAGCTGGTGGTCATCGGTCCAGCAGGTCGCATTGACCTAACGCACGTCACATCATTTGAAAGCCATCAGGTCACTCAGTCGGTTCGGGTAGATCGACTTGACGGCACTCACATGGGGACGGAATTACCCAAAGGCTGGGAAGGCAGTTTCGAAATCGAGCGTGGTACCTCAGCGGTAGATGATTTCATCGCTGCTGCCGAACAGCAGTATTTCAATGGTACCTCTGTCAACCTCGGAACCATGTACCAGTACGTGACAGAAACGGACGGATCGACCTCCACCTATCAGTACGACAATGTCGTGTTCCGTCTCAGTAATGCGGGCATTTGGAAAGGTGACAGCAGCGTGACCCAAAAGTTGGAATTCTTTGCAGTGCGCAGGCGTCGCGTCTGATGACCCCTTCTGCATCGGTCATTTCATCCGCTATCGCCGCTGAGATCGTTTCCGACAATGATGGGCGGCGATTGACGATCCGCCGGTTGAACGCGCTCGACAGACTTCGCCTGTTCAAGGCCGCTGGTCCCATGCTTTCGCAGAACCAGCCCTGGCTGGGCATGGCTGTGATTGCATCCTCAGTCGCCGCCATTGACGATGTACCGGTGCCCCCACCGGTCAATGAGTTGCAGATCGAGACGATGATTGGGCGTCTCGGTGACGCCGGTATCGCCGCCATTGCTCAGGCATTACAACAGCACACAGAACCGACTTTCACCGAACTGGTAGACAACGCGGGAAACTGACCAGGCGCCCCGATCTGATCGACTGCCTCTACCTGGTTCGGAACGGGGTGCCTTTCGACGTCGCGTTTAGCCTCCCAGTCGATGAACGCCTGGCATTTATCGTCGCGCTCGGCACGTTGGATGGCCGAGCATTCGATTGGCCGACCATGCGTTGGAAAGGGTCTCCATGATCGCAACCGGCGTCGACGCAAACATGGTTGGTGTCACTCCCGCACTGAACAATGGTGTATCCGAAGGGATGGCCACCATACAGCCAGAGTTAGCGATGCTTGATCGCACAGTCGCTGATGGCATAGCCATGCTGGAACAATTCATCGCGTTCGGCAAAGGCTTGCACACGCTCAACTCTGAGATGGCGCCATCAACCAGACCCGATACTGCTCGATATTCGTCTTCTATGCCTGTTGCGCGACCTAAATCGGGCGACCTTCGGCGAGCCGCACCAACGAAGAAATATGGAAACTTCGTGCAAGATATGGTGCGCAGTCCCACCGAACTCGGTCGAGTGGTATCATCACCACGGCCGTTCAACGTGCCCAGATCTGTCGACACCTCCAATCTGGCGTGCCCGGCG